GTTGCCGGCGCCGGTCACGAAGGACACAAACGCATCTTCAAAACCCTTTTCCAGGCGATCCGTCATGCGACCCGCCAGGGTCATGCTTTCGTTCAAGGCATCGACAGCCCGATCCCTTACCTCCCGCGTGACAACCTTGGGAAATCTCTTGTGCAGATCTTCGATCCTCTCCAGCTCAAGCGCATAACGCTCGGCCTCCGTTCGAGTGCCCTCAAAAAGCTGCTTTGCCTCGCGCAAGGCCTTGTCATAGCCGCTGCCACGACGGGCCTTCTTGTTGTGTTTGTCGATAAGATCACTGACTGAATCGTAATTCAGATCGCTGGTGTAGCTGTCATTCCCCACCTGGCGCGGGTCGCCACCGCGGCCACTGTATACCTTGCTTTCCTGCGCGTTCACCCGGTTCTGTAACGCTAGGGCTGCTGCCAGCTCATTCTTGAGCCGCTCAGCCTGGTCAGCACCTGAAGAGATGTTGCTGGAAACGTCCACCTTGGCCAATTCCAGCGCCTGGGTAGTTGCCGTCAGGATTTGTTCATAAAGCGCCTTTCCCTCATCCTCTGCGTTGGCAAGGTTGTCAGACGCGCCAATGATGTAATCAGCCAGCATACTCATGGCCTCGGCCTGCTCGCGCGGACCCTTCGCCTGGCCGACTGCCGCAAACTGTGCCACCACCTCTTGCGCTTCCTCCTCAGTCACACCGAGAATATCCGCCAAATCATCCACGTTCCGGCGGACTTTTTGGAGACTAGCCAGACTCTCCTCCAGCCGCGCAATTTTCTGGCTCGCCACCGACAACTCGCTATCGGACAAGCTGGCCGCAGGCGTGCTGTTGAGCTCGCTCAGATCCTGTTTGATGGAGGAAATTGTGGCCTCCATCTCGCGGATTTCTTCGGGTCCAAATCCGAACACACCCGCCACCCCAAGCTCACTTGCGACGCCACGAGCTGCCGAATCGAGAGCACCTTGAGCTCTGATTGAGGCAATCTGTCGGTTGATCTCAAAGATTGCCTGCGCCTCATCGGCCAGGTCGCCATAACTGCTGAGAAGGTCTGTTGCAGATGTAGATGATAGATCCTGCGCGGATTTAACCGCACTGATGCTCTCCTTCAGCGCCTTCATCTTGTCGTCAAGTGTCTCGGCGGCATCACCGATATTGATCAACGCGCCGGCAACAGGCAGGCCCAAAGCAGCAACAGTTCCGAGCAGTGGCCCTATGAGGCCCAGAGGACCGCCAAGGGACGCGAAGCCGCCAAACAGCTGTGGAAGCTGCTGCCCGAGCGCGACCGATGCGCTCGTCCCGGCTTGCATCTGAACCGCAATGTCACCGATCTGGTACGTGGTATTTTGCAGAACTTGCCGCCCCTGCGCGCCCGCACGAGCGAGACGCTGCAAGCCTGTCGTCGCCCGATTGGCGTTGGCGGCAATCTGATTTCCCGCACGGTTCCAGGCGCGCTCTGATTTGACCGCTGAGCCCTCCGCTGCCTTGCGCCCAGCCTCCATCTGACGCTCGAACTTGCGAAGGCTCGCCTCCATACGCACCAGCAGTGTATCTTCAACGGTGTTTGCCACTTACTGCAAGGCCTCCGGTTCGTAACGGTTCAGAATGTCGATAAATTCATCCTCGCTGATATGAGCGGCTTTCGTTTCCGATCCGGCGTTGAAGCCGCGAACCATGTTCACGAAGTCTGAATAGCGCATTTCCCGCAAGTCGAGCGGCGACAGGTTGAATACGCGGCAGATCTGGCTGACCTCGGAGAACACATAACGGCCATTGCCGTCTGTTTCCGGCTCGCGCTCGGCTGGCTCAACTCCTACCATCAGAGCCGCGAGGATCTCGCCCGCAAGCATCGCGTTTTCCATGTAAGGACGGGTGTCAAAATGTCCGTCCATAAGCCGCTTCGCGTCGATGATCGACACCCCCCCTCCAATCATGGCAAGGCGGATGGTGTGATAAACGTCCTTGAGCATGAACCGGCTACCGGCCACGCGCGCAAAGATTGTCGCAATGCCGTCTCCGGTCGCCTCCTCAAGATCAAGGACTGCGCCAAAGTTGAGCCGGAAAAGACGCTCCTTTCCGGCCCACTCCTGAGTGTGCTCAGCCATCAAACAGCGTCAGTCCATGTGCGGGGGCCGGCACCGCTGATGGTTGCGGTGAACGTGACCTTTCCCGAGCTCTCCTTGCTCAGCTCAAGTTGCTGGAGAAAGGCCGGAAGGACCCAGTTCCCACCGTTGTTGGCGGCGCTTTCATCCAAGAACAGTTTGATGTTCTTTTCGGTCCCACCATCGGCCCAGGCGCGCCATGTCGGCCACGCTTCGGTTGTCACCATGCCGCTGATCGTGGCGCCGGTGTCCTGGCTTTCCAGGTGACGCACGATGGCCGCCGGGACATCCAGCGGATTATCACAGTCCAGGACTGTGTTCTCACCGAGATTGTTGGTCAAGGTGATGCCGAAGCTGTTGGCCCCGCAAGTGTGCGCAAATGTCTCGGTGGGGTCGCCACCGTCACCCAGTTGAATGACCAGCCGTGTGGTCTGATTTCCGTTTCCCATTTCAAACTCCTTTGGTTGACGGTTTCACTGCCTCTGCCTTGCCGTCTGCGATGAGTTTTTTCGCAGTGGCTTTCGGCACGTTGACTTCGCTGTCAGCGCTGAACGATTGCGATAGGCCGGAACTGATGCGATGGTGCGCATCATCCAGAATTCTGATTTTCATGAGGAGTTTCCCTATGAAGTTTGCGTTATTCACGCTTCTGATCGCCAGCGCCGCTCACCCAATTTCGGCACAGGTCAGCGCCGAACAGAGGCACAAAATTGCATGCTTGGGCTGGGGACTTGACCGGTCCAACCTCGAGAACGTGAACCTTAAACTTCAGGATCTCCGCCTAGCGCTGATGACCCAGGAGACGCCATCAGATCGACGCGCAATGGCACTTGAAGCGGCGGCCTCTATCGGAAAGCTGATCGAGGCTGTTGAGGAGGCGAACCTGGCGTCAGGCAAGTTGCACGCTTCAGCCTGCCCTACCCCCCTCGAATAGACTTCGAAATCGCCCGGGAAATTCGCGATTTCACGCGCCGCTTGCGCGCGCGCCAGACCGGAAAAAAGAACGGGTTGGCGGACATATTGGCGGTTCCGAACTCCTGAAACCTGGCATAGAATGCATCGCCGCCTCCCGCGTAGATCGTAATCCGCATGGTTCCGTATTCTTTGCCGCCGACCTTGCCAATGGTCATTGTGCCAGCCGGTGCATCTCCCCATGTCCAACCAATGGACGCGCCAAGTTGCAAAGTTTCGCCCTCCGGCGCCCTGCTCCACATCTCCTCAACGATATCGTTTGCCGCGTCTTCCATCGCGGCCCGAACATTGATCTTGGCCCGCTTCGGAATTGCCTTCCACCGCGCGTTGAACTTGTCGAGACCTTGGACCATCAGGACTCTTCCAGATCGACCTCTACCGTCAAGACGCCATGGGCTGTAACCCCGTCACGGTCCATGAATACGCGCATCCCGTCGATCCGTATCAACACCAGCGCATTGACGACCAACGACAGATCGGCAAGATGCAGCGCGTCCTTGATGGCATCGCAAATTACCTTACACGGTCGCATCCGCCCCTGATCCCGAGACCACACATCAAGCTGGACCACCTCCGTGCGCGCGGTGATGCACACCAGATCATCCTGCACACTATCGGTTGGGCCGAAAGTAACGCAGGGAAAATTCCGATCAGACGGCGCACCGTCATAAATCCGATCACCCACCAGGTCGCCAACCGCAGAGTCAGCGATAAGGGCGTTATAGATCGCTGTTTGCAGCTCCTCAGAAACCGATGCCATCAGTTGGCCACCCCGCTTTCGACAACCAGATACACCCATCCGCGCATGGTGATCCTGTCAACCTCTTGCACGTTGTAGCGTTCGCCCGGCAATGGATCGGAAAGACCTTCCCCATCCGGCAATCCCCGCTGCACAGTCCGCATTCTGCAGGACTGATCGATTTGGGAAGCGGTGCCCAAATTCCGAATCTTGACCTTGTACACGGAATGCCCCTGAAGACGTGCCGCATCCACCACCTCGCTGCCACGCGAGTAGATGAATTCGGCACGACATGTGCGAAATTCCACCCAACCGACCTCAACTCCGCCGGATCCGTCCGGATTGCTTTCAGGCATATCGAAGGCGATATGCACTCGCAGCCGACCAGCAATCGTTTTGTTGCTCATGAGCACCAGTCCCTCACAGCAGAATGCGCCAGCGAGCCAGAAGCGCGCTCACAGGCAGAGGCAAACCGACAAGACCGTTCGAAGGCACGAGAGCTTCGCGGTGCTCGTACCAGAACGCGACCAGCATCTTGATCGCGACCAGCAAGTCAGGGGGCACGTCAGCCGCGGCCCCGAAACCCGCAGTCATGGAAATTCGAACCGGGAAGCTCGAACTGTGGAGCGCCGGCAGCGTGCTACCGTCAATCTGGATCATCCGGGTCTTTCGGGACGGGCGGGGAACCAGCTCATATGTCTCTGCCGCGAGGTCCTGCTCTGCACCATCCCCATCCAAATAGCTGACCTCCACCGACTGCACAGGCTCAAGCGGCAGACAAATAGATGTGGGAAAGCTCGGCAGCTCGAGAAGCCAGACCTGCGTGATGATGGCCCGCCCCAGTATTCCGGACGGGCCATCAAGGAATCCGGTCGCCGCCCCAATCAACCCCTCGATCAGCAGATCATCCTCCGTGTCATCCTCTTCGACACGGCAGTGTTTTTTTGCGTCGGCGACGGAAACCGGCAATTCTGCTGCTGCGGTGGTCAATGTCAGGCGCATCAATCAGTCCTTTGTCTTGCTGGACCGTTTGGATGCCGGCGTCTTGGCTTCAGACGGATCCTTGGGCGCGATATCACCGGCCTCCGAAACCACAGCCTCTTGACCGTCCCCAGCAACGGTATCGGATCCGGATTTCACCGCATCCTTGTTGCCATTTTCCGCGCCGGCCACCGAAGGGTCGCCCGCAACCGTATCATCGCCAGCCAGGCTCTGAGGCGGAACACCCCCGCCACCGCCGGATGAATCCGAAGCGCCAGCACCCAATTCGTCGCCGGCACTCACGGGCCATGCAAGCGGCGCAGAAACCAGATCCTCGGGATGGACAAGCTTGTCCGCTGTTGCGGTACGCCCACAACCCGGCGCGTTCGGATCGACCGCGACGCCGCTGTTGATCAGGCTTGCGGCCAGGATGTCATCGAACCCGGCGGTCTCGCCAGGCTGATACATGCGGTAGGACCGCAGGAACTTCACCGCCCTCATTGCGGCAGGCGGTCCGCACCGCCA